ACTGGACAAAGACTTCAAGCAGGTTCCTTGTTCTATGTATGACTACACCAAGAAAAACTTAAATGCATTTAAGGAAGATGACGCTATGCGTTGGCTATACAAGCAGGCGCTGATGGGTGATCGTGTGGATAACATACCGGGCATACATGGAGTTGGCCCTAAGAAAGCAGACAAGATCATTGACCCGTGTACAACAGAGTGGGAGTGTTACAGTACTTGCCTTACTCACTATTGGGACAATGAATTGGATGAAGACAGACTATTAGAAAGTCTTAACCTTCTCTACTTGTTGCGTTCTCCTGATGATAGGTACACCAAGCCAACGGAGATTTAGTTATGGGTAAAAGAATGAAACAACCATACAAACTACATCTTAAACATTATCACGAATTTTCTTGGGTGGTTGCAGCGTTAAACTTTTTCGTAACTTACGGAGACACTGATCTGGGGGACTGCTATTACGACAAAGAAGAATGTAAAAAAATGTTCGATAGAATCCAAGAAGAATTTTTAGAGTACTACTGGGAAGTTTGTAAGCAGACAGATTACGACGGAGAAGAGTACTGTGCTTTTGAAGATAATATGTGGGCTGATCCCGGCGAAGACTTCATGTGTTACTACTACAACAAAGAAGAAGCTAAAGAGCGCGCAAAGTCTTGGAACTTATGTAACACAACGAGTGATGCTAACTCAGCAAGAATAACCATGTCAATAGTTGGATATATTTTGGACGATTTCTTGTTCGAAACGAAGTTAGCAAGGGAAGCTTGTCAAAGAAAGTTAACGTCAAAAGAAAGAGCAAGCGTTGTTGATCATTATTACAACGATTTTAAAAAGTGGGTAAAATCAGAAGAAGGACAAGAATGGTTAAACTCTGATGAAGTATGATTCTAAGTTTGAGAAAGAAGCCCATGAGATTATGCAGGGCTGCGAGTATCACCCAGAACAACGACTGTTTTATCTTGTCCCTAAACATTACGAGCCTGACTTTGTTTATATGCACAGTGGTAAGACATGGTACATAGAAGCCAAGGGCAGGTTCCGTACATCAGAGGAGGCACGTAAGTATGTCATCATCGCGGAGACACTCAGTCCAAAGGAGGAGTTGGTATTTCTCTTCCAACGAGCCAAGACCCCCATGCCGGGATCACGAAGAAGAAAGGACGGTACACGCTACACAATGGAAGAGTGGGCAGAGAAGCATGGATTCCGTTGGTACACTCTTGAAACAATACCTACAGGATGGAGAAGATGAGACACTTAGTAATACCTGATACTCAGATAAAACCAGAACATCCTATTGACCACATGGTTTGGGCAGGACGCTACGCTGCCGCTATCAAACCTGACACTATCATACATCTGGGGGATCACTGGGACTTCCCATCGTTATCATCATACGATGTTGGTAAGAAGTCGTTCGAAGGTAGGCGTTACTCTGCTGACGTAGAGGCTGGCAACGAGGCTATGCAGGTGTTCATGGACTGTATCAGGGCAGAGCAGTCTCGTATGCGTAGGATGAAGAAGAAGGTGTGGAAGCCTCGACTTATCTTTACCCTTGGTAATCACGAGTACAGAGTAGAACGTGCAGTAGAGAACGATGCCAAGCTAGAAGGACTGATGAGTTATGAAGATCTTAATCTCAGAGGTTGGGAAGTATATCCGTACCTTCAGCCGATTATTGTGGACGGTATTGCTTATTGCCACTTTTTCACTAGCGGTGTCATGGGCAGGCCAGTTACTAATGCAAAGCTACTGCTCCAAAAGAAACATATGTCATGCGTCATGGGACACGTACAAGACAGAGACATTGCCTTTGACAGAAACGCAGCAGGAAAAAGAATGACATCCTTGTTTGCTGGTATCTATTACCAACACGATGAGGAGTACCTGAACCCTCAGACTAACGGATCATGGTCTGGGTTGTGGGTATTCAACGAGGTAGACAACGGTACGTTTGATGAGATGCCTGTGTCTATGTCCTATCTACGGGGGAAGTACGGTGCTAACTCTTGACGAAATACTGGAACGGATAGCTAAACGCTACGATGAAGTAACCATCATGGAGGCGTTGGAGATTACATCCGAAGAGTTGGTTGAACGGTTCGCTGACAAGGTGGACACTAACAGTTGGAAGTTTGACTTAGAGGAAGAGAATGTCTATTAACGAAGCAACACCAGAACAGTGGGACACAGCAGTAGGTAAGCTGTATCATCCTCAAGATAGTCACAACCCTGTGACTCAGCCCGATCACTACAACAAAGGAGCCATTGAAGCTATTGAAGCAATCAAGGCGTCCATGCACCCACAAGAATACAAGGGGTATCTCAAGGGTAACTGCTTAAAGTACCTTTGGAGGTACGAGTATAAGAACGGTGTAGAGGATCTACGTAAGGCCCGTGTCTATCTGGATTGGTTGATTAAAGAAGTTACCTTATGAAGATAGTTGAGGGTCAGTTTGGTAAGAAAGAAGACACAGGTATCAAAACATCTGAGTTCTTAGCGGCTTTGGCTATGCGTAGTAAGGAGTACGAAGACGAAAACAGACCAGTTAAGTGTGTTGTTGTGATGTATGAAGACGGAGAATTATTTGAAGTCACAGCCACCGAACAATATCCTGATGGTGTATACTTGCTTCTTGGATTGGCACAGGCTGCTATAGCAAACGAAACGCTTGGAATAACGTAGTGAATGGAAAGTCCCTGCATAAAACAATGTAAACTAATCAACGATAAATGTTCAGGGTGTCACAGAACAAAAGAAGAAATTATTAATTGGACAAGATACACAGACCAACAAAGGAGTAATATCATTGGACGCATATCAACAATACATACACAAGTCACGCTACGCACGCTACCTACCAGAAGAACAACGTAGAGAAACGTGGGAAGAAACTGTCAACCGCTACGTTAACTACTGGGTAGATCGTACTGGATTGAATGACTTTGATGTATCAGAGATATCTAAAGCTATTCAAGATCTGGATGTAATGCCATCTATGCGAGCACTAATGACCGCAGGTGAGGCACTGGATCGTGACAACGTAGCAGGGTTTAACTGTAGCTACCTACCTATTGACCATCCCAAAGCATTTGACGAGATGATGTACGTCCTGATGTGCGGTACAGGCGTAGGGTTTAGCGTTGAACGGCAGTACATAGCAAAGCTGCCAGAAGTAGCGGAGACATTCCATGAAACCGACACAGTTATTAATGTTGCAGATTCGAAGATCGGATGGGCGAAATCGTTTAGGGAGTTGGTATCACTGCTGTACTCAGGTCAAGTTCCCGGATGGGACGTTAGCAGAGTACGACCTGCAGGTTCCACACTCAAGACTTTCGGAGGCCGTGCAAGTGGTCCTGAACCTCTCATCGATCTTTTCAAGTTCACAGTTGAACTCTTTCAAGGAGCAGCTGGACGCCGCCTTACATCCATTGAATGCCACGATCTTTGCTGTAAGATTGCTCAAATCGTCGTTGTCGGAGGAGTCAGACGAAGCGCCCTCATCAGTCTCTCCAACCTGACAGACGATAGGCTACGACGTTGTAAGCATGGGCAGTGGTGGACTGATGAACCACAACGTGGGCTGGCTAACAACTCTGCTTGTTACACAGAGAAGCCAGACTTTGAAGCATTCCTAAATGAGTGGACTAGTTTATATGAATCAAGATCTGGTGAACGCGGTGTCTTTTCTAGAGTGGCAAGTCAAAAGCAAGCTGCAAGAAACGAGCGACGAGATGCTACCTATGATTTTGGAACTAATCCATGTAGTGAAATCATCCTCAGACCTTACCAGTTCTGCAACCTATCTGAAGTTGTTATCAGGCCATCCGATACGCTCGCAAGCCTCAAACGAAAAGTACGAGTTGCATCTATCCTTGGAACTCTACAGGCTACCCTCACAGACTTTCGATACCTAAGAAATATATGGAAGACAAACACAGAGGAAGAAGCACTACTAGGTGTTAGTCTTACTGGTATCATGGATCATCCTGTACTATCAGGACGAGAAGACAAAGCTAAACTAAAGAAGTGGCTAACGGAGATGCGTAATGAAGCTATCGTCACTAACGAGCAATGGGCTAAGAAGCTGGGCATTAATCCTTCTGTCGCGATTACTGCGATCAAGCCTAGCGGTACTGTTAGTCAGCTGGTCGATTCTGCTAGTGGTATTCACCCTCGGTACAGCAGTCAATATATTCGCAGAGTCCGCGCAGACGCTCGTGACCCACTTTGCTCTGTCCTAGAGGCCGCTGGTGTGCCTGTGGAGGACGACCTAATGTCACCCAGTACTAAGGTATTCTCCTTTCCTATTGCGTCTCCTGAAGGCGCTGTGACAGCCTCAGACATGGGTGCTATGGAGCAGCTAGAACTATGGGAAATATATCAGGACTACTGGTGTGAGCATAAGCCATCAATGACTTGTTACTATCGTGACGATGAGTTTTTGGAGGTGGGACAGTGGTTGTATAACAAGTTCGATAAGGTATCTGGTATCAGCTTCTTGCCTTACTCAGACCACACGTACCAACAAGCACCATATGAACCTGTTGATAAGAAAACATACAACCAGTTAAAGAAAGACTTCCCCACTGAGATCAACTGGGACATCAGTGAGGAGTCTGATATGACTGAAGGTAGTCAGCAGTTAGCCTGTACAGGTAACAACTGTGAGCTATGACATGAAGATAATAGAGTAACCATCACGCTTGCCTACGTCCTCTGGCTTGTCTTTCGGGTCATGGGACGTAGGTATTCCTTGAGATTGTAGCTTCTTTATTTGATCCTTAGATCGCTGACACATAGTGTGATAGTCTATAGATGTGTATGATACACTGTGATCTTTGTCGTTCATTTTATTCTTCCTTAGTAGGTTCGCCTAACACTTCAACAGCCACGCCTATTGAGTTTTTTAGTACTGGTACTTGCATAATATGTTTAAAGGCTTTATCTACATCACCTGTAAGAAGATCAATACCAGCAGAACCACCTTGCTCAATCAAACCCCCAGCAGGTGCAATTGAAGTAACAAGGTACTCATAAGGATTGGCTTTAAATCTGTTCCATTGATACTGACTAGTAGGTGCTTTGTTCAAAGTAAGAACAGAAAGAGGCTGATCTACGAGAGCCTTAAACAAAAGCTCTTCTCCTGTTATTGGATCTTCTCCAGCAGAGAATGCAAAGTCTCGTGCTTCGTCAAGAACTGCGTAGCCTACACCTGCACTGGCAATATACAAGGCTGAAAATTTAGCAGCATCAGATATGTTTCCATCTAACAAATTGTCCAATACTTTACGTCTTAACAAAGAGCGTTGTACAATAGCAAAACCCATCAAGGTATAGAAAGGTCTAAGCTTAGGATTAAGACTCCAAGCAAGAGGTCTTCCTGCAATAGAAATAAGCTGTTGTTGACCTAAGCCTGCATATGCAAGAGTAGTCAACAACTCAAGTTCTTTATCTGACATTGCTTCAAGATCAGTACCGTGCTTTCTAAAAGCATTAATCATTCGGTACATTTCTTTTTCAGTAAAGTAATTGCCCCATTTTTCTACAAATCTGCCTTGTCTTGCTATATCATATCCGTTTTCAATAACAGAGTTCATGACTGCTCGTTTACCAATAGCATCCATACCAGAAAACAAAGTCCACTTCATGCCTTT